TGCAGTATTCAATTCTAACTTAGCTTATGCTACACGTTTATTCACAGAGAACACTACCACTAAGCTAGAGAAAATCAACATCCTTAGAAGATTCGATTCAGTTGAAACGTTGAAAGAATCTAAAGGTTTGTATAAGAATTTAAAAGAAGAGTTTGACACTAAGGAGGCTACTACTATCGCAGAATCTGTTTCTACGAAAGTATCTAAGTCACCTATGAAAGGTTCTTCAAATCTTATCGAATCTAAGACATATGAGAATCCACAATTCATGAGAATGAAGGATTTGATGTCAAAAATTATCAAATAAAAATAAATTAACAATTAAAAAAATTTAAAAATGGGAGCATTATTAGAATCAGGTCTAGTTGGTAACGTAGGGTTAAAACACCTTAAAGTTATCAAAGAAGACACAATAAACAAATGGGACAAACTTGGTTTCTTAGATGGCTTAAAAGGTCACATGAGAGAAAACGTAGCACAGCTATATGAAAACCAAGCATCTCACTTAATTAATGAAGCATCGTCTTCAGACGGCTCAGGTTCATTCGAAACTGTAGTCTTTCCAATAGTTAGAAGAGTATTTTCTAAATTATTGGCTAACGATATCGTATCTGTACAAGCAATGAACTTACCAATCGGTAAATTGTTCTATTTTGTACCTAAAATTCAAGGTTACCAAGGAAGTGGGTTGGTTACTGGTGACGAACATTACGCACCTTATGGAGCACCTGGTGCTGAAGGACAAGCGGTAGGAGCGGGTTACCCTGCTGGTCAGAAAAATTTATATGACCAATTCTATGAAGGTTCTGTACCTAATTCAGACCCTGCAGGTTTATTCGATTATTCTAAAGGAGCGTTTTCGGCGATTTCTGTAAATGCGGTAAATCAATTATGGAATGGTAGTCAATTGTACACGGCACCTTCTACTTCTTATACAGGTAACGTAAGAACTGTACTTATAGCTATGTCAGGTTTCTCATCAGCTGGTGCTGGTAAGTTAATCGGTCCTGATGGACAAGAGATGGATACTGAGGATTTCTTAGCATCATTAGAGGTATCAGGACCTTATGGTGTGGCTGGTGCAACTATATTCTTTAACTTTAACTTAGTAACTCAGAAATACGGTAAAGGTATTGTTGAGTACGGTTCTGAAACACAAACTACTTTCTATAGTGGTACTAACAAAGGACCAGGTGGTAAATTCTACGATACATGTGACGCTAACGGCGTTGTTTATATTTCTGTTGACACATCAACACCAGCGGCTATTGGTACATCATCATTAGATGGTTATACTGGTACAACATTTGCTGCGGCACCTGTGTTCACTGCGTCTTACAGAGTTTATAAAAGTTTAGAATTTGAAGACCAAATTGGTGAAGTTTCTTTCGACCTTGAGTCAGTTACAGTTTCTGTAACAGAAAGAAAATTAAGAGCACAATGGTCTCCAGAATTGGCACAAGACGTGTCTGCATTCCATAACATCGATGCTGAAGCTGAATTAACAGCTTTATTATCTGAACAAGTTGCGGCTGAAATCGATAGAGAAATCTTAAGAGATTTGAGAAAAGGTGCGGCATGGTCATTAAGATGGGATTACAACGGTTGGAAAAGAGTTTCTAACGGTTCAGTAAACTACAACCAGAAAGATTGGAATCAGACTTTGATTACTGCGGTAAATCAATTATCTGCTCAAATCCACAAATCTACTTTAAGAGGTGGAGCTAACTGGATTGTATGTTCTTCTGAAATCTCAGCTATCTTTGACGATTTAGAGTACTTCCACGTTTCAAACGCTGCTCCTGACCAGGACCAGTATAACATGGGTATTGAAAGAGTAGGAACGTTATCAGGTAGATATCAAGTATATCGTGACCCTTACTTCCCACCAAATCAATTATTGATTGGACATAAAGGTTCTTCTTTATTGGACACAGGTTACGTTTACGCACCTTATGTACCATTACAGTTGACTCCTACAATGTACAACCCGTTCAACTTTACTCCGATAAAGGGTATTATGACGAGATACGCTAAGAAAATGGTTAATAACCGTTTCTATGGTGTTATCATGGTTGATGGTGTTAGAACGTTTGACATTAACTCTTTAAGATAATATATCTTAAAATTACTAATAGAAAGGGGACCATATGGTCCCCTTTTTTTATTTAGTATAGTATCGTTTACAAAATGGAGAATCTTCTCCGAAATATAAACATCTTAATATTTCATTTTCAACTCTAAGTGGTTGAAATTTATCATTGTCAGATGGCATATGTCCTTTAGTCATTGCCGCTCTCATTAACATTTCGTTATTAACAATTTTAGAACTTATTTTATTCCTATCCATTATTGGTTTTTTAGCAAAAAAAAGGAGGTCAACGACCTCCAATTTTAAATTTTATTAATATTAATTAGCTTTGTGAATTTCAGGTTCACCTACAGGTTTGTTTTCTTCAGGTGATTTAGGAGATGTGATTATTCTAATTGCTTTAGAAATAGTCTCAGCTTCTTCCATTCCGAATGCGTTCCTTGTATGTGCAGCTCTAGCGGCTTGAACTAGGATATATAATCCTTGGTCAGGAGTCATTTGATTAATGAACGAATCTAAATCCTCATTATTATTATAATTTATTGTGTTAAAAAGTTGACCAATTGGTTTAGGACCCTCAGTGTTTGGAGTTTCTTGGTTTACTGTTTCTTCCACAGGTGTTTCAGTTTTTACTTCAGCTTTCTTTGTTGTTTTAGCCGCTGTCTTTTTTGGTGTTGCCATATTATCTAATTTCTTTTTAGTTTATCTTTTAGTTGATATTTATAATATATATAGTAAAAACTATAATATAGTCAAGAATGAGTGAATATATTTTATCAGAAGATTTAGCAGTTTGGTTCGGCAAAAAGAAAAAACCAAAGGGTAGTAAACAACCTAAGGGTCCGTGGGTAAATATTTGTCGTACAAATAAAGACGGTAGTCATCCTCCGTGTGGTCGTCCTGACTCTGGTAAGGGTGGATACCCAAAATGTCGTGCATCAGGCGTTGCAGGTAAGATGAGTGATTCTGAAAAGAAGTCTGCATGTTCACAAAAAAGAAAAGTGGAGAAAAAAGACAAACAAACGGGAAAAGGTCAAAAACCTAATATGGTATCATATAAGAAAAACGAATCAATTAATGAATCCACCTACACGTTATTGGAATCTATTGTTAACGATAAGGTTCTTTGTGATAGTTGTGGTTGGAGTTGGAAAATAAAAGATGGGGGAGATGACTTATACACCTGCCATAAGTGTGGTGAAGATAATACCCCTAATATTGTTGAGGACGAAGAAAAACAAGTAAATCCATCAAGTAAGGTTATAAAAAGTATTTGTGATTCCAAAAAATTCTGTAATGCTCAAGGACCTATCACTTTTGGACAATTAAAAAGTATTGTCAACGTAGCCAAGAATAAGAGATTAGCTAAACATATTGGTGAAGGTAGTTTTAAAGCGTTCATAAGATTAACCCCTTGGTTTATACCTCAAATTGCCGTTGCGGGAATGTTTAGTTCTGCTATGAGAGCGGTTAATAAAATTTTAGCACCAACATTAAAGGAAACTCCGTCATATAAATCTTGGTGGTCAAAAGCAATTATGAAAGTTTTTAGCTTTGCAGAGGGAGATATTAATCCATCAGACCCATTCAGTAAGATATTTTTTATTAGTGACGGTTTAATGAATTTAATGAATGATGAAAATAAGTTAAAATTTGCATATCACATTTCAAATATTGCATCTGTAAAACCTGATGACGCACCGGTACCTGAATTTTTTGTTGAAAATGAATTAAGAGAATGGGTAAACAAAAGATTTTTATTGGACCCACCATTGGCACCTAAGGAATTGGAGTCTTTTAATGATGTAAACACATCTTTTAATGATTCTGAGGAGGAAGATAACTTAACGGAAAATATTCAAAACGTTTTAAATTCATTTATTAACACAAAAGAAAATATCACAGATGGAATGAAATACCATATTGATAATAATATCCCAATTAGTGAAAATGTTTTTAGACCAGGTAGTGAAAAGTATTTTAACGTAATTAATGAAGCAAGAACCTTGAAACAAAAGGGTGTTTACCTTAATGAATACGATAGTGAATTATTAGAGTCTGATTTAGGTAAGTTTTTTAATTATAAAGGTGAAAGATTACCTTTAGATTACCCAATGGTTAATGAACAAGGGGCCGATACTTCATGGTCAGATAATAAGGATATTATTACTTTAGAGGAAATTTTGAATTTAATTGATAACGTTCCCGTGATTAACTTTCCAACAAAAAAACTAGCAACAATTGTTTTAAATTGGGATAATAATCCTGAAGAAATTGAACGAATATCACAAGTAGAAGTGTCATATCAATACCCCATTTTAATTATGGTAGATGAGAATAATAAAATTAAATGGATACTTGATGGTAATCATAGAGCACAAAACGCATTAAGGTCTAACTCAAAAACAATTCCAGCTAAACTCATCAAACCTTCTAATTTAAATGATAAAGCTAAAAAAATATTTAATGTTAATGAAGCCGAGTATAAAGGTAAAAATGTTGATTTAGGAAAACCTAAAACGGGGGGTTCTAAAAAATGGTACGTTTATGTTAAAAATCCAACAACGGGTAAGGTTATTAAGGTGTCTTATGGTT